CTTATGATTGTAAAAAACTTGTTTCCTTTTGATTCATCTCTGGCAATATGCAGATATTCCAAATTCCCCAAACAAAGCAGGTGCAATTTCAGACTGATAGCCGCCCTTAAGTCTTCGAGGCTATCTGCAATTAATACGCTCATTGAAAGTTTAAGCTGGGGCATTTTCGCTCACATCAAACGCATTTGGATCGCCCAAAGAAATACCAAGCGGAATAGCGGGTAAATCGCAGTAAGGTTCGCTCCTTTTGGCATAGCCCATATATTCCCTCTTTTCGTTAATTGATGCACCCATAGCCGTTAAATTAGCCATTACTTCGGTAGGGGCTGCTTTTAATATTTCTATTTTATCGGTATTTAAGACAAATTTAACACCTTCTTCCATTTTACAGAATGCAGTGTAATCTTCCAAAAACTCATTCATCAAAGGAATTGCCGCCTGCTCGTAAACCGCTTTCTTTGCTTCTTTGGCGTTTTCGTACTTTGATTGTCCATATACCACGTCAATAGGAACCCCATAGACAAAACAAAGTACCATCACATTGAATTTAGAACTATCCAAAAGAGATAGGTCTGCCGGAGTATCTCCAATTTTATGAACTTCTAAAGGATAAGGAATAAATGAATTATAATTTCCTTTATGTCTATCGTTCATCTCTTGTTTAAGATTCTCGGCCGCCTGCGCAGTAATCCCCCCGAATTGGTCAGGTTTAGGTGTTACAAGGTTGTTCACGCCCCCATTATCTAAAGCTGCGTTTTGCCTCTTATCTCCTTTTTCGAGCAACTGAATAATATTTGCAGCCGATTGAAGCGGAGAAAGTCCATAAAAAGTATTGCTTTCGGTGTTGTATTCACGGGAAAACATTACATTTTTAGGGGAAAGGGTAGCTGTCAAAGAGTAGGTATTTGGCAAAGAATAGCCCTTAATGGGTTGTGTCAAACCGCCTATGTTTATGGTTACATCTTGGCTTGGTAACAAATAAAGCTCTGTAAATTGGTTCTTACTTAAAGCCTTCCCCTCTAATCCATAAACAAAAGCATCTCCGGTAAGCATACGATTGATCGCCCAACCCTTGATGAATTTTCTTTTGTTGTAAAGGTCATTTGGTTTATTAAGCACCTTTTCCGCCCAATGGCCTTCAATAACTTTTTTGTCTTTACCCTGAACCTCGATATAGTCCGCTAATTCAGATATGGCGTTTCCTATGGTTGTACCTACTATTCCCCTGACAATGGCGTTTGACTTGTAGTAATCAACTAACTTCTTCCGGTCAACACTTGAAAATTCCAACAAAGCCACTCCGTTCTGAATGTACTTTGTCAAGTCTTTTAAATACTCGTTATTTAGATTATCGCCCCCGAAGTAGCCCTTTACTTGAAGTATCTCGGCTCTTAACCCCTCTATCTGCTTTGTCTCTTCGGTCAAAGTCTCGATTTTCCCCTGAAGCTCGCTGACCTTTTTCGTATTGAATATATCCATTTTCGCCTATTTTTTGCAATAATAATAATATTATCGCCTACTTATTGGCTTTTGGAATGGATGCAATTTATTTTTAAAGCTACTTTTCGCCCATATCATTAACAACACCTAATCGCCTAAGATGCGTAACTGCTCCATAAAGAGTTGCGTCAATCAAGTGGTCGTCTCCGTCTTGTGGTTCATTAATCAGAATCTTCTCGTCTCCCTTTTTCTTTAACCACTTGTAATCATCTACCTCATCGGCTAAATTTATGCTGCTTTCCGTATAAAACACATTGAAGTATTTTAAAAATTCTATCCGGCCTACCTTGTCCGTGTTTACGGCTCCCATTGATGAAATCCCGTAAGCACTTCTAAGTTCGGCTATATGTTCTGGTCTCGACGGGTCGCAATATACTTCTGTTAGTATATCTCTAACAGTATTAATTTGACGGGTATATAGTGAAGCATTAATATCTATATCTAATTTTTCATAAGTCATTAAATCGGCTATTTTGCCATTATAATGGATTTGCTTATTTTCGATATAAATTTCATTCTCCGCGTCTTGATAAATAAATGTCCGCTTGTTTCGGAAATCACTTTTAATCTTTTGAGAGATAGTATTGTTTTGTAACTCCTTTTGATAGCATATTTCGTGCAAATAAAGAGCGTTTATCTTATTGTCATAGCAAATTCTTACTATTGCAGTAGGGTCATTCGAAAATCCCCAGTCCAAACCATACCAACAAGGTAAATTCGTAGGGTAATCAGAATCTTTTATACTTCTCCAATTCTTAAAGATAACCCCTTCGGCTTGTTTTGCCCAATGGCCTAAGAAAATGTTATCGTATCTATCCGGGTCTTTCTTTGCTTTCTCCGCCAACTCTAAAAATGTAGCATCTAAATTCTGTATGTTGTCTAAATAGGTCGTATGGATATAAGTGCAATCACCAACAACCCTATTACAAACATCGAAAACGCCCCTTTCCTTAAAGAATTTCCGGTAAATCATATGTTTTATTGAAGGCGGATTTAAGACTAAAATAACCTCGTTAGCTTCGCCTTTCTTTCTTACTGAAAGGTCGATTTTATCAAACATATCTTCATCGGTCATTTCTTCGGCCTCGTCGAGTACCCAAGTGGTAATGTTATTTATGGATTTAAGGTTTGCAGTCTGTTTGCCGGAAGATGCCTTTAGCCCCCTGAAAAGAATTGTAGAACCCGTTTGAATATTAACAATAGAATTTGCCGTGCGGGTAAACTGTTCCTCTAATCCCATTAACTCTACCTTTTCCCAAAACTCAGGTATAATGGAAATCTCTGCGGAAGTCATTGTAAAGCGGGTAAATAGAATAGTCTTACCCTCTTGAAAGGTTCGCATCAATAGAGCAACGGACAAAGCAAAGGATTTTCCACTACCTCGGCCACCGGTTACAACTGCATAACGCGTTTTTAATTGAAATAAAGGCTGGTATTGTTCAATCAGATCCATTCTTGATAAAATTAATTACCGGTTGAACATTCTCCTTAACCCTTAAATCAATCTCGGACTTATCTCCGTATTTTTTAGGGTGCAACTTTGATAAAAACCATTTACGCGTTTCAACCCTTAATCTATCCCTTTGGACTACCTTTTGGTTTTCGATAGACACGCCGTCCTTATATATAACATCTTCGGCCGCATCATCTGCTATTTCAAGCGTTTCCTCGAATATAAGGTCAGCTCTTTGTGCGCACGCGCGCGCGTATTTATTCGCTTTCTCTGCATCGTTTTCAAGTATCTCATAAAAAGTACTTGGTGATAGTTTCCTCTCTATGGCCTTGTATGCAGGTTTCCCTCCTGATATTTCATTTAGAATATCATCAAACTTTAAATCTATCTCCTCTTTGCTATATGCCATTTTACCCTCCTTTGCTTACTATTTTATAGTTCGCTCAGCGCACGGAAACAAAATATGTAAGTATTTCGCCTCGTTTTGCTTTTAATTTTTATTCTTTTCCCACTTCCAAGCCGTTTCTAAAATCTCGGTTAGTGGTGTTTCTGCTTTCCAGTCCAATTCTTTATTTGCCTTACTTGAATCGGCGTAAATCTCTTTTATATCCCCTGCCCTTCGTGGGGCAATTTCATAAGGCACTTTTATTCCCGTTGCTTCCTCGAATGAATTGACCATTTCCAAAACAGATACCCCTTTGCCGGTTCCTAAATTATATACCTCAAATATAGGCTTTTTAATTAACTTCTCCAACGCTTTTATGTGGGCTTTGGCTAAATCGACTACATAGATATAATCCCTTATACAAGTTCCGTCCGGGGTGTTGTAATCGTTTCCGTAGATTTTTAGCTTGTCTCTCTTTCCTGCGGCTACCTCGGTTAAATAAGGAAGTAGGTTTTGAGGCTCTCCGTTTGGATCCTCCCCAATCAATCCCGAAGGGTGCGCCCCAATAGGATTAAAGTACCTCAAACAAATTGCGTTCCCTCTGTCTTTTAAAATCTGCTCGCACATTACTTTAGTCTGTCCGTAAGGAGACATCGGCTTAATCTCGGCATCTTCGGTAATTGGCAGAGTATCGGGATTGCCATAAATCGTACAAGAAGAAGAAAAAATAACCGGCACATTCGGGAAGTAATTTAGCACATTCAATAAAGAATCTAAGTTGTTTTTGTAGTATTTTAATGGCTTTTCGATACTCTCGGAAACAGACTTATACCCTGCAAAGTGAATAATTGCGTCAAACTTAAAAGCCTTTGAAATTGCGGCCATTTGTGATTGATTTGCACAATCTAAATAATACATCTTTACAGGCTCTTGAATAATATAATTAATAGAATCAAATACATCATCTTTGGAGTTTGAGAAGTTATCCCCACAAACCACATCGTAGCCCGATTGGATTAACTCAACTATTGTATGCGAGCCAATATATCCCGCACCGCCTGTTACTAAAATTTTCATAAATTTCATCTTTAATCGTTTCCCTCAACCTGCCCCGCATCATCATTCTCATATTTGACAATATCGGACATAGGAGGATTGACCTTGCCCATTTGTTCGGGGTGTTGCCGAAAATAATTAACAACCTCTTCCCAATCGTTCCGGTCAGTAATTATGTGTGCGGAATCTATGTTCAAAGACCGCTCCATTTGCGGGTGTCTGTGCAGGTAATTAAGCCCAATTATTTTCATATCCATAATATAGTTTTTTTATAAATAAAATCTTGTAACCCCCTCATTAACTCCCTCCTGATAGAAGTAAAACCCCTTTTTAGGCACTAAGAAGTTGTACTTGTCCGAAGCCTTAGCCAAGTGGACATCATTGAATTCTCCCTTGCTTATGGCCTTTGTGTAGGCTTCCCAAATGATATTAGCTCCGTTGGCATCGGGTATGAGAATTGCGTGTGCGGAAAGCATATACAAAACTCTCAAATAATCATCGTCAAATAGCCCTAATCCCATAGGCGGCAATTGTGGATCCCAATATCTCGAACCACCTAAATAAATCAAATCCGCTTCGGCCGGAATAGGAATCTCCTTTGGGAAATCCTGCATCGGCAAACAATCGTCCTCAAAAAGAATGTACGGATAGTGCTTTTTCGTATCGGCCATTTCAATAGCCATAAGGTGTGCTCTTGACATTCGGTTGCATTTATTCGGGTCGGTGTCTATAAAAGGGTTAATCCTATAAGTAGAAGCCAAGCCCAAACCATTTACCACCTCTTCGATTTTCTCCCGCCTTAAAACATAATGGTCGGGATTTATGTAATAGCCGTATATTTGCTTTGTTTTCATACTACTTAATTTTATTCGCATAATCCGTGAAACATACTCATACAAGCATACCCTCCCGCTGGTTCGTACATATCCAAAGTTGCTGATTTACTTCTTACATAATTAACAACCTCTTGCACATAGGGATATGATTTATTAAAAATAAATCTTTTGGGTATGTAGGTTGGAGGGAAAAATGTACTTCCCTGTTCTCCCTCTCCCCCCAATGACTGCTCGGCATTAATTAATCGCTCTAACATTTTAGGTTCGTTATTTGCAATATTTAATATCTCGCCCTGTCTGCACATTATGCAAGGAAAACAACCAACTCTTGAAAATCCCTTGTAATAAAGAGGATTAGGCACTTGGTTTGCATTCAATATGCAATCTATTACATTTTGTGCAGTCCATTCTTTAATTGGTCTTGATATTGTCGCATCATACTTTTTACACCACTCAATTATGTCCTTTTTTCTGTAAGAATAATACTTATCTCTTCCGTTTTTATCCTTTCCTAAACTCTGGAAATATCCCTTAAAATACATACATTCGGCCTCCATATTTGCCCTTGCTGTACTTTCTCCGCTTCTAATACCTTGTATAATTATTAAACTCTCCTTCTGCTCAAGTACCCAATCAATCATTGGTTTTACTTTTAGTTCTTCGGTACAAAATCTTGCTTTTGTGCTTGGAAATCGCTTTTTGTGCTTAGCCAACCCGACAAAATCATATTGCCCCTTTATAGTTGTAAACTTAACCCCAGTTTTGGCTATAACATAGTCGATATGCTTATATGTGTCGGGGTGTTCCCAACCCGTATCACAAAAGACCGCTTCTATCTTGTCAATGCCATATCTATTTATCGCTTCAACTAAACACGCTTGGCTGTCTTTCCCCCCACTAAATTGCACTACTACTTTCATACCTCAATTACTTTTCCGTTCACAATATTAACATTTTTTTCTTTCAAAAGCAACAAATCTTTTTTAAGACCCTCTATATTTAAACTCATATCCCGCGTTTCCCCGATACCGCCTTTGTCCGATACCTCAAAAACGAAGTCTTTGCACTCAATTGTTATTGGCCTTATGTAGTGAAAATGGCAGTTCAAAAAACTTTCGTCATTCCAGACGGGTTCGTAACCTATCTGTCTATCAGCATCTTGCCATTCTTTTAACTTTTTGCACAGCCACATAAATAAGTCTTTTTTACCGGAAAAAAACGCCCCATAGTAATAAGTCTGTGGGAGCTTCGTATCCTTAGGCACATACGCGCACGAATTAGGGTTTCTATCAAAGGGCTTTTCCTCTTTCATATAGGTTTGGTCTGCATAGTGTTGCCCCCCTACCAAATCGCCTATAAACCAATCTCCAAAGTCTTTGCTTACATTAGTGTCCGCATCAAAATACGCCAAATAATCACAATCCGTATCTTTCAGCGACAAAATAGAAGTGAATTTTGAGTTTGTGCCATCTACCCAATTTGTATTTCTCAACTCCTTCCAAACGAAATTAAAGCCTTCGGGCAAATAGGGCTTAGGGTCGCAATCCGTAAATAGATAAAAAACTATCTCGGCAGTACCTCGATAAAATTGAGTGAATCTTTTGGCAAAGCGGATTCCGAGCGGAAAATATCCGTTTGTGCATAAGACTATTATTCCGATTTTCATATTATTTAATTGCTATTTTTAATATGGCACTGTTTATATTTAATTGCGATTTATCATATTGAATATTTTCTAAATAGGAGAATAAATTACTTTCCCAATTCTCCTTTGGTTTCTCTAAAAACCAATAGTCAGCATCAAATAAAAGGCATCTAATTTCACTCGCTTTAAATCCACTTGAGTGAACAGAAGTAAAAACTAAATCATATATTTCTAAATATTGGGTTTCTGTTAATCCAAAAATCATTTTTACGCCATCTTTTTCTGTAATCATATTAGTATTTTTTGCCGTGTTTATACTCCCTGCTTTGATTATATTGCAATTTTAGTTCAATATGTTTTTCAATGTCAATATTTAATCCACCGCACAAATCAAAGAGGCGAATAAATGTATCTGCAATTTCATCTTCAAAAGTATCCTTAAAACAACACTCAAAAGATTGCTTAAAATTTTCTTTTGTTTCAAATCGTTCTTGGTCTTGGTTCTTCCAAATCATTGCATCAAAACCATTATAGTTGGCTTGCTTGTCCTTTCGATGTGCTTCTAATGCTTCTGAAAGTTCAGATACTACAAGCATCAAGGTTTGTCCAACATTTTCTTTTGAAACATCAAATCCACGAAGCTTATTGCCCTCGTAAATTTGTTTTGATAATTTATTTAGATTATTCATAGTTATTTAATTTTACTAATTTTCCCAACCTTTTTAACCCATTTATAATATTCGGCACTCGCGCCCTCTTTTAGTTTTAAATCGGTGTCGTAAGGTGTTTTATCTTGATAATCCGCTTTAAAAAACAAGCCTTGCTCGTTGTCCGTAACCCCTGCGTTATGGAAAATATTACACCTCTCAAAGTCGCTTATTTCGTCTTTCTTGCAGACCTTAGCACTTGCCCAGCTGAAATCAAAAGCAGGGTCAGAAATGGTCTTAAATCCCAATCTCCAAGCGTTCCAAAGTACAGCGAACATATCCGCACACCAAATTTGTAACTCGTGATAAGTCGGGTCTTTAGCCTTTAGTTGAGCGTTCAAATTATTCACTCTTACAAATAAATCCTCACTGTCCTTTTCAACCCTTGCCCAATACTCAGAAGTTACGTTTTTCATCAGATATTGTGCCCCGATAGTGCCCGAATTATTTAACTCGATAACCTTTTCGGGCAGTTCCATAACCTCGCACATCAAATCCATAACCTTTTGCCCTTTGCTCAAAATGTACTCTCGATTTAAATAATGCCCCACCTCGGAGCCGTACCAATTATCATCGTTTATCATTTCCTGCGTGATCCAATCAATCGGCTTCGTGAAAATAATGTCGCAATCGTGGTAAAAAATAGCATCTTGAGAGAGTTCCGGGAATTTGGCAAAATGTTGTTTTAAGATATTCGGTCTTATTGACGAAACATAGTTTGGCAGCTCCCTCGTGTCGTTATAAAAGTGAAAAGTAACCGGATAACTCATAAGCCCTTTCCAACAATTAGGAATGATGCCCCCTACTTTATTGCAGACAATATCGATTTGAGAGGGTTTTATGCCCATTTCAAGGAAGTTATTTATTAATACCTCTACTTGCCACGCATAATACAAACTTGCGGGTTGGCAGCAGATAAATCGGAGTTGTTTCATTTAAAATACAGTTAATTGATTAGCATATTCCTTAAACCTCTTGACACTCGCATAAAAATAGTCTGGGTCTAATTCACACCCTACAAAGGGCAAATTAGCCTTGTCTGCCGCTATTCGGGAACTACCACTGCCTAAATGAGTATCTAAAATCTTGTCGTTTGGCTTGGCGTAGTTTTTAAAAATCCATTCGTAAAGAGCAATGGGCTTTTGGGTAGGGTGCAATCGTTTATATTCGTCTTTTGCATTATTACCAACCCAACTTTTAAAATATTTCCTTAAGGGCTTGTTGAATGAAGTCCAAGCGAGTTCCCCGTCAGCATAATCATTTTCTCCCGTACCTTTATCCCAAAATACCCAAGCCCCAGTTGGAGACAAGTGTTCCGTCATATAATTACCTCCCCATATAATTTGATTGGCACAGCTAAATCTTAATTGTTCGAAATATTTTTTGTCGGGTATTTTATTATCCCAATCTTCTTTGCCTCGATTAACCTTATTCTTGCCGTTTCCAAGTGTCATTTTATTCGCACCTATCCCGTAAGGCGGGTCAACTACTGCTAACTCAAAATATTTATCGGGAACTTGTTTTAATAAGTCCATACAATCCATAAGATACACAACAGAAGTAACTCCGTGCTTATTCGTGTATTCGTGCTTGTCTTTGTAACCCAAAATCATAGTATCATTATCGTTAAATTCAAAGTCCTGCAAACCCTTTCGGCCGCACCCCAATTGCAGCCCTTTCCTGCCTCAATCCTATGGATAGTTACTTCGCTTACCTTTGACAATCGGGCAAGTCTGTAAACTGACATTTTGCCTCTTCGCTGACTTATTAAAGTGCCAAGTTTTATGCACCCTTCTTTTTCGGCCAAATCAAGCTCTTCGTAACTTACCATATCTCACAATTTAATTCCCTGCTTGTAACCTTGAAAATACCCATAAAAACGGCTTTCTGAGGGAGTTTATTTAAGAACAGGGTGTCTTTGTTGTTCCCTGCAGTTATCTCGACCATAACGGGCTGAAACGGGGTAATGGTTACCTCGGTAGTGTTATTCGGGTGCCTTACCTCAATTGAGTAGTTTTGCTCGATTTTCGTACAGCCTAAAATCAGGAGTGCGAATAAAAATATTAACTTTTTCATAAATTTATTTTTAGTTCTTTCTCATAAAACATAAAATATATATTTTGGAGTTGATGTAAATATTTTACCTCAAAAAACAAAGAACCCTCAAAATCCTCTAACTTACAAACCCCATTAATAAGTACAAGAATTAAATTCCAGTCATTAAAATCTCCGACTATTAGCCTCATTTCTTGACCTGCTCCACGCTGCACCACTACCACTCCTTCACATTTTAATAAAATCTCATCAATTAGCGGAATAGGCTCTATTTGATTAATGGTTATTGCTCCCGACTTGGGAGTTGAAACATAATCAATACCAACACCCTTTTGAATAGCTTCTATTATTGTGGGTTCACCAAGCCTATTTACATAGTTCCCGATTCTCAATTCGTTTGCTTTCATTTCTTGCTCTTTACTAAGTAAATAATAAACATAAATAGACCGACAAACATAGTCAGCAAAATTACTTTCACTTTTGCCTTGCCGTCTCCCTTTCGCTTGGTTTCCTCGCTTGAAACAACGCCGGTCAAAAAGGCGTTAATCCAAAAATAAATGAAAATTGTGAATAAAATTGCGTTCATAGTATAATTTTTTAGTGTTAAATTTCTTTAAAAAGGGGATTTCGCTCCCCTTTGGCGGATTACGCAGCAAGTCTAACTTGCGGAGTAAACATTTTAAAAATATTGCCTTTTACAACTAAACAAATCCTCTGCTATACCTACTCATCTGCTGTCAAAACCAAAACATCCCCGAAAAAACCGTACTAACGCGACGGGTTAGCGACAACTGGCATTGCGTGGAGATGGGCGGACTCGAACCGCCGTCCAAACAGACTTTTCTTATAACTTCAACGAACTTGTTTTGAGGGGAAGGCGGGATTCGAACCCACAGAACGCCATTAATAGAGTCAATGCCACTTTACGCAGGTGCCGCCCTCTCTACCACTTCCCCGTAACTTCAAAGAACAAAAAGGGAGAAAACAACCTCAATCGCTCCCTCCCCTCAACCATAATTAAAACCGCAACGAAAATAAACAAAGTTTTTTAATCTGCAAAATTTATTTTACTCTAATGAATAAATAATTTGTCCGCTACCTCGTTTTTCGCTGAATTTCTTAATTTTATAGCCTTGTTTAATCAGTCGGGTTATCGCATTCCAAACTATTTGCCTATCCTTTTTAGTCGCTATCTCTAATTTAGCCTTTTTATGTATCAGCTCTAAATCAATTTCCTTGTATTTTTTCAGTAAGAAAAGAATTTTATCCTTGTCAGTACCTACCAGGTCGGTAGTTTTATAGTGAATGCAGCCCTCTTTGGCATAGTTGCATTTCTTTATTTTCGGATCGCGGATTAAAAACCTCAACCGACAATTTTCAATATTCAAGCAATTCAAACAACTTTTCATTTCTCTTTTACTTTGTTCCATTCACTCTCCATAATTTCGTATCTGCATAAGGTGCAAGTGTGAAAATAAACATTAAACGGACTCGACACCTCAACTTTTGCCCTTTGAACCAGTCCGCAATTCGGGCACTTAATAGTTTCTTTGTAACTTTTCATTTTTCTGTCAAAAATTTGATCGCATCATTAGCTGTGATAATCGGCAAGTCCATACTAATATTCGCATTAAAAGGGTATTTATAATTCAATTCTTTTAGTTCCTTTATTCGGCCATATTTCCATAAAATCAAAGCCCGTGTTGCTTGAAAATGGTATCTGTTTTCAAAACAATGGTTTTTTATGAAGTCCATAACTTCTTCGGGAGTTCTAATATTAGGCATAGTTAAATGTGTTTTTTATTGTGGCATTCCCTACAAAGAGGGATTAAATTACTATCTTGATTTATTTCTTCCTTACTGCAATGGCTTCTAAATTTGATATGATGCAAATCAACAGCCTTTGCTCCGCACTCCTGGCACAAAATTACATCGTCAATTCCGTAGCCGTGCCGTTTCATATAGTCTTTTAGATATTTTTGCATTATACTTCTCGGATTTGTATTTCCACTCTTGGCACAGTTGAATAAAATTTATCTGCCCAACAACTCACTATTTGAGAATCATCGTTATAGGCAATCCCGTTTAGCGCATCAAAAATTATTTTCTCGATATTGTCAATGTCGGGTTTTTTTGTTGGCCTTTCCGTTCCGGCTATCATTTTAGCGGTTGTTTTTTTAGAAGTACTTTTTGGGATAGCAAAGTAAATCATAAGTTCAGCTTTTAATTGTTCGCCCTCTAAAAATTTAATCCTTTCGGTTTGCAGATAACTAAATTTAACTAATTGCTCGTAATTAGCGGTCTTTTCCGGGGTGTAAACCCGCCCGGCTCCAAATATCGGCCGCCCCTTTGCTACCGGCTGCCCTAATATGGTAAATTTTATTTCTTTCATAGATTTTCCATATTATCAAATTCTGAACCCTGATCAAACTCCCAGAATGATAATTTGCCCTTTGCCGGAATAGGAACGGGGAATATTATTGGGTTTGCTAACACCCAATGCCACATAAATTTTGTGTCTACAAGTTCCCCGTCAATATATTTATTGATTGCTATATTTTCAGCCCACATAGACGCTGAATCTTGAATACAATCCACAATTTCAACAGAACCGATGATTGCCCCCTTTGGAAACATCTTGTTAAAGTCGTATTCGTAGCCAACCGCCTTTTCAAATGCTCGTTTCTGGTCTATACTTAAAAGTTGATGAATAGAATACTGTTTGCCTTTACCTGCGTGAATCAGCACCCTGCCCCGAAAATTTGTTTTCCAAGTTCTGTTTTCAATGGGCTTTATTCCCATTACGATTAATGATGCCCACGGTTGTTTTATTGTTATTGCTTTCATTTTAAACCTCCTTTAATCCAATTAAAAAGCCTTGCTGACCATTTTATGCTCTTATAGTAATTATCCCTCAAAATAGCCCATTGTGTGCGTTTGTAGAGCAATTTGAGCCGTGTGTAATGCACCGAAGGCTTGTAATCCTTCATTTGGATAATGGTACTTCTATCCCGATTAATTAATTTCCCTACCTCTGTGGGGTGATAGCCCTTTTTAAGTGCTTCCTGAGCGAATAAAAGCCTAACTGCAACTAACTCCGATTTTCGGCAAGTGCCTTGAATGTCCGAAAGAGTAAACCCCGAAAGTTTTAGTATTTGGTTTAAAATCTTTTCCATAGTTAAGACTTTAGAAAAGCTTTGTATTGTTCGGGAGATTCGAAAAGATAGGCGTATCTCCAGCAAGAACCATAATTATCCATAAAAAAGCCATCTTCACGAACTCTTAAAAGTATTCTGCAAACAGAAAAACAACCTTCCCCGTCAGTAAATATGGCCATTTCGCCAATTATCGGCTCTTTGTGTTTCGGCTTTGGCTCCCACATTTCATAGCTAAAACAATTATGCTCTTGCCCGCAATTTGGATAATTAGAACAATTATCACAATGTTTTTCTTTTGGCTTTTCAATATCCACCAACTCCAATTTCTCTTTGTCGAATCTTTTGCCCTGCTCGGCTAATTTGGAATCCAAAAGAGCGATTTCGGAAGGGGTGGCGGGGCGCAACAGAACATCGTCGTCCCTATTTACATATCCATCAAGGCCCAATCCTAAATCAACGCAGTTCTTAGATGTTGAACAAAAATAAACATAAGCGTTTATAATCTCATCAGAAATGCTTTTTAATATTATTATATTAGACGCGCTGCTACCGTTCCTGTCCGCCCATTTATGAAATATATATTCCCCTCTTTGGGGTAGGTATTTTTCAAGCTCTTTTTCTTTCAGACTTTCATTCAGTTCCTCAAACGCAGCAAACATCTCATTGGTTGCCTCTCTTGCGTTCTTAATTTTTTCTTCAATTTTTGATTTCATAATCTCGTTTTTTAGTGTTCAAATATAGTAATTAATTTAATTCGGTGTCTATTATTTTAGTTTTTTTCTCCTTTTTGCATTGTCTGTAAAAGTCAATTAACTTCATTCCTTCGGGTTTCTTTTTCTCTCTTGTCAAAAAATTATCCTTTACATTTCCGTAGTCGCAAATATCCTGTTCACTCACTAATTTACTCATCTCGGTTGTGGTTGCCCCCGAAAGATAATCAGCGTAACTTTCATTTATGGAATCAATAATCATTTGCCTTTTTTCGGCTTCGGTCGGTGCGTTAGTTTCGGTCAATTGTAATACGCCTCTATCCTGCTTAATTGAATTTATCGCCTCTTTGCGTTCCTCGCTGTAAAAATACGCCTCAATCCACTTGTAAAAGGTCGGGTAATTCATTCCGTAGGTCTTAGTTTCAAAATGCCCTTTCAATCCGCACATCAAACAATATCCGATTTCTTGCACTCTAAGAGTTTTAAATTCGGCCAAAATATCAATCGTAAGCTGCTCGGAAATTTCGTCAATCTCCTTTTCAACCTTTGCCGGATCCGCAGATTTTAATACACCGGATAGATTATATATTTTTAACAATAACCCTGCAATATACAATTCAAGTGCCTTGCTATCTCCTTCGGTTACTTTACTTCCCCTTAAGAGTTCTTTTATGTCAATTACCTGCATTTAGTAGCTTATTTCGTTTGTTAATTAAAATCTGGTCCATATCCGCCTGAGTTGTGCCAACCTGTTTTTTTGGCTGTGGAGTTATTATTTCATCTTCCCACGATTTGTTATTTAAATAAGTTTCTGGATTTTTCCGGTATTTCTTTTCAGTCGATAAAACATACTTTTGTACTGTCGCAAAAATTCTATCTTTTTCAACCTCTTTTAGCTTTTTCCATTTACTTAATAACTTTTCTTTATTACCAACCTTTTTATCATATACCCTCCAAAAGGTTTCAAACTCATCTTCAATTTCATTTTCATTTACATCTTCCATATGGCAGGTCATATGACCTCCTTTTTTATTCTCTTTTTTTGTATATTGATTTGTTCCGTTTTTATTATTATTCCTGCTATCTGTGTACTCTTTACGCTTAATTTGTTCCTCTTCCAACCGAACATTATAATATAATCCTACATCATCTTCTACAAACTTATCCGCTATATTGACCCAAAGTTGACCAACAACTTGACCAATCATATGACTGGTCATATGACCTCGATTGAATTGAAGCATCAAAAGCTCCATATATGCTCCTTTTTCCTCAAAGGTCATACCCATTGTTCCGCCTAACCAGTCGTTAGGGTAGAATAAAAATGCCGGATCCTTAGCCACGATATTCAAATTTTAAAAATTTTTGTAGTCCCTTAATACCCTCATCTGAAATAGCCTGAAAACAAAAACGGGTCTTGTTATTATCATATACATTTAATAGTTTAATTTCTTTTGCCTGTATAAACATTGCGTAACCCACACCATCACCGGCAATTTTTGCTATCCGAATATCTTTAAACTCTGTCCCCTTAGCCCATATTTTCATAGATTCTATTTCCGAATGACAGTCCTCACAAAGAGTAACCAATATGTCGTTTTTGCACTCCCACGGCTCGCAGCTATTATCGTATTCAATATGATGAATATGAAGCTGTGTTTTAGTATCTCCGCATAGCCGACATGCAAATTTATCCCGCTTCAATATCTCAAGTCTTTTCTTTTGCCACTTAGGGCTTTTTAGCTTTTCAGCATAACTTAAATTGTTCATAATACTACATAAAAATAGCATCTCCAGTTAGAGCCGTTAGGTAATTTACATAACCTTTTCCGCCTTTCGGGTAGGAAACTCTTTGAAGATGCTGTTTTAATATTTCTCATTCTGTAAATTTTTAACATTGCGAATGTACAAAATCTTTTTTAATCTACAAAATTTATTTAAAAAATAAAGTCATCATCGTTTATTCCAAAATTTGCAGTAGTATAAAATTTACACTCGCTTGGCATTTGTTCTTGATTTTCAAATTGCTCTGGGTATCTCAAATGTAACTTTTTACGCAAAACAATTGCAGGGTATAGGTCTTTGTTTAATTTATTACAATGAAACATTTTAGATTTTATGTTCGGTGAGCTGCAATCATCGTCAGAATATCTGCTCTCAAACTCAAGAGGAACCTCCTCGATGTGTTTGCAACCCGAACAGGCCGAAAAGTTTTTAGGGTTCTTTCTACATACCTCTTCGTGATTTAATGCAGTACCTCTGTATTTGTAAGCCTTGCCACAATGGTCGCAAACATAAGCCTTTATTTCTTTCATTTCTTTTTCTTTTTATAGTCTTTATCAGGATCCGGAATGTATGTATTAAGATACTCACTACAATATCCGCGTATAGCATCGCAGTAGGTCATTTCGTCAATCGTAACGAACTCCGATTTGCTAAGTGGTATCTTCAAAATCTCTCCGCTTTCCCTATTCATAACCTCTTTATTTGCAAATAATGATTTCCAAAATAAATCCACTTGGTCAATATTCACAAACTCATAACCGGCGTCATTTAGGGCAATCATCGAAAGAGGGTAGACCAGTCCATAAAGGTAGCCAAATTGCAGGTGGGTAGCTTTTCGGTGGAATTTCTCAATGGTCATTTTGTATCTGCCCTTTGGAAGTGCGTCGAGTTCCGACCGTATTAAAGAGGGGTTTAGCATCCTATAAGGCTTCCCCTCCTCTTTGTCGGTGTAATAGATTAGTTTTTTCATTGCTTAATCGAATGGAAGATCATTTTCGGTTTGATTTACTACAACCTCTTTTGGCGGAAATACCTGCCCGGCTTCTGATGCTTCGGTCTTTTGTTCCTTCGGTTTTTCGCCCAAAAGCTCCATTGATTGAGCGTGAATTTCGGTTACATAATGTTTTATGCCCTCCTTATCGTCCCACTCTCTGTACCTTATTTCGCCCGTAATTGAGATTTGAGAGCCTTTTTGTACAAACCTCTCTACTATGTCGGCCAACTTGCCATTAACAACGATATTATGCCATTCGGTGCGTTCCTGTGGGTTTCCGTCTTTGTCTTTCCATTTCTTCCCTGTGGCCAAAGAAAATTGAGCCAGTTTGTTATCCGTAAAAACTTTGATGTCCGGGGTTTTTCCAACCCTTCCGGTTAAAATTGCAATGTTCATATTATTCTTCTTTAAAAATTTCGTCGTGTTTTTCTTCTTTGCTCACTTTATTCAAAAGTGAATCGTATCCGATTTCGTCTTTTCGGTTTAAATCCTTGCCAAAGATTTTGCCTATCTTTTCGGCAGCATCTTTGATTGCGTAGCTTTCGGCAGCCGGGGCGGATTTCATTACTCCATCGTTTTTGGCATAGTTCCAATCCATTGCGCCCTTGCCCGAATCGGTCTGTATCGGTGCGGCTCCTATCCCGTCCTGCCAACTCCATTCGTCGTTTAAAATGTTTTGATAGTGTAAGCGAACAGAAACAACGCACGAATTAGCGATAACTTGTATAGCCCTAACCTCAACTCTCCATTGCAGAAACAACCGGGTTAAAAGGTATTCAATTCTTTCAATAGGGATATATTTCACTCCCTTTGCCATTGGGTGGTCTTTTATCCAAGCCGCCTGAGGGGGTTGATTTAAGAGTACATTAAGCGTGTTTTGATTTTCCTTTGTTTCCAGCTCCCCGGAATACAAGTCTTTTAAAGTAGGTAAATTTTTCTTTTCCATTTTATTGATGATTAAAATAATCTAATTTTTTGATTGAATAAGGCGGCAAATTAAGGTCTAAAACTCCATATCGGCTTTCGCACCAAACCTGATAACCCGGCCATTTGTCATTGTCTAAACATTGCTTATATAGACCGCAAAGGTGTTCGTATTCGTATCTGCCCTGAGAAATAAACTGCGGGGAGGCTTCGAATACATTAAATGCATAAGGTGCTTTTTTCTCCTGAGCAATAAAAAAGAAATCCCACGGGCGATTATCCCCGGTAATTAGTTCCATAATGTCGGCATAAAAAGCGGCCTGTATATGATGATCCAAGTCGGCAGCGTGTCGAGTAAAGCCGTCCAAAGAGGCATCAATGCAGGTTTTTAAATCTACAATAATTTTCTTTTTGTCGTTCAAATGGTCAGGTTTGATTTTAACCTTGATTGCTCCGGCCTCAGTTTCAAGTTCACCAGTAAACCCGATTTCGTTTCGGCCACCCTCTAAAAGCATTCTAACCTGATGATGTTGCATTAAACGGCCTTTCATTGCTTTTAGTTTTTCTGCATCGGCTTTGCTGATTGTTTGCCTGTCGCCAATTTCCATAAGTTGAGCGGCTGCCCAATCTTTGTACTTATTTGTCGCTCTCGGACTTTTTGAGCCTTCCCCGATTAAAATGTCGCAAATAACCGAATCGTCAAAAATAAAATACTCTTTTTCGAATCTGTCCGGCTCTAAAATAAAACAGTGATACGCAGAGCCAAACAAAAGGGCTTCCGTTTCTTTTTGCTCTTCCTCTTCCTTGTAGTAGAGAGGGGATATTTTCAATCGCTTCATTGCCGATGCAGACAAATGGTCTTTCGCTGCGTGATACTCGGCTTCTAATCCCGTAAATTCGGCCATATTGACCGATTTAATAAATGTGCTTTCCATAATATAGTTTTTAAATGTTCCGAAAGTTACTTTTAATTTTCAATATATGCAAATTTAATTTTGATTTAAGAAAATACAGTTATTGTCTTGGACATTATCGACTGTCCCGTCTGGTAGAATTATACAAAATGCTAATCCACCCGTATTCAAGGTGTCTGCCCCTTCAGTAGTTCCGAGTAGTTCACACTTCATATTTTTGTATAAAACATATCTTCTTTCTGTTTTGGTTGATTTTATAGCATCGCACAGTGCTTTTGTCATCACCCCCAACGCCTCGACTGATTTGTCGAATATTTCTGCAATTATTTTTTCTTCTGCTTTCATTTTATTTATTATTGGTGATTAAAATAGTCTATTTTTTTGACATATCGCCAGAGCAATTTTCAAATAAGTTATCTACTATTTCTTCTATTGTTTTCATGCTTATTTTAAATTATCCCTAAATTTTCTTGCCTCAATTTTCTGCGAAGTGATAAGGTCGGCCATATCTTCCTCGATTCCCTCGTTTACCTCACGATCCAAATATTTCCGTATCTGATTTTTTACCTCCGATTCGAGTTCAGGAGTAAATAAATCGGTGTGCTGTTCAGCGTCGCAATCCTTCCAAAATTCGGGTATTGAATCCCAAAAGATAGCAATTTCGCCGTCTCTCAAAATGCCAAATTCAAACTCGGAGAAGATACAACCGCCCTCGCACTTGGAGTCAATAGAAATAGTTTCGTTTTCGTGCTTCAGAAGTAGCCCGTGTTCAACCTTCGAGTCTAAAAAGGTGTCTAATTTTTGATAAAAAACTTGTGTAGGTGTCATAGCATTATCTCTTTATTAACCCCATATTTTTTGAATAAGTCAAGTATCTTAAATAGTTTGTTCGCCTTAATTTCGGTAGAACCATTAAAGTACCTATATCTCTGCACCTCTGCAACTCCTAAGATATTTCGTGCCTCTTTTTTAAAAGCCTCAATTTCGGGCTTTGTTTTTGTCAGCTTGATTTGCTGAAATCCTTTTTTTAGATTATACATTTTCGATAAGTTTATAAGAAGCAAACCGCTTCTTGCCGTTAGTAATCATAGTCGTTTCGATATTGTAGCCCTCTTTGCGGAGGTTAAAAATAGCGTCGCCACTATTCCAAATGCTGAACATTTTCAAGGCCTCTAATTTGGTTATTGATTTGCCGGTTTTCAGATAGTCCAAAATCTGCTTTTTTTGGGTTTCGTGCAGGTCTTCGGGTTCGGGTTGTTCGGGAGTGCTTTTGAGCTTGTAAAATTCTTCGCATAGTTTAGACCAAAATGAAACTCCTTCTTTAGTATTTTTCCATAAAAAAGACGTTGCAATGCCGTCTATATTAGATGGTACATAGCCATCATCAAGCCCGTGATGTTCGCAATTAAAAACGAATTGCTCCTTCAGTCCTTTCTCGATTAAGAATTTTTCCAATCGATTAGATAGTTCAATGGTTTCCATTACGCTTTGTTATTAAGATTAAAGTTTGAATTTCTGAAAATAATGTAGCCCAAAAGTGCATAGGCTGCAAATGCCCCAAAATAGAGCCAAAAATACCCCTCTGACAGATTATCTATCATTCCGCAAAGGAATAATGCCACCCCGAATACATAGACGCCTAAAATCGCCTCTTTTGCGATATTCATTTCTTTCGGTTTTTCGGGTTCGGTGCAAACATCGTGGATTGTTTCACTTCCGTAGACTTTATTGTAGCACTCACGGCAGCATTGCCCGGCTCCCTCAACATAGTAAGGTCTTAATTCGGTTGGTGTGTTCTTGTCGATGTGGGTGTTTTTTCCACATAGTACGCAAAATTCTGTTTTCATAAAATTGTTTTTAAGCATTAATTATTCGTCTCCAAACGGGGTATATCCCTCTGAACTTGTATCGTATTCTTCGGGGTCCCTGAGTTGATCCCCTGCCCTGTTGTAATAAATACCGTTTTCATCTTGCATTTCATAAGTGCCCGATGGTTCGTAATAGGCCCTATTCAGTTCACTTGTTTTCATTGTAGTAGTTTTTAAATTGCTTTTATTTTTTTTATATTATCCGCGAACACCACCATTGTAAACTCTTACAAGTTTGCCGTAATAGTGTTTGCTATAATTTGCTTTATCTGCCTTAAATAGTTTGTAAGCATCTTTTATATTTGATGCGATGTAATAAATTTGGGTAGGTCTTCCCATTGAATCTTTAACCTCGTAAGTGTTTGCCTGTTCTGTTGTTTTCATTTTCGTAGTTGTTTTGTATTACAAAGTAAAGCATTATTTTCTTATCCTGCAAATATTATTTGCTTATTTTGTTAAGAAAATGTTAAGAAAATGTTAAGATTTTAGTTTTGATTCCTACTTTTGGCAGTGTTTCGCTACGACTTTTGGCGGTGTTTTAGTACGAGTTTTTGCGGGTTAAACTCTCTTTAACTTTACGATTTGGCAGCGTTTTGCTTTACGTTTTGTCGCAAATTATTGCTTTATTTCGGACAAACAAAAGCCCATATTTTAGCGATTACACACAATAAATGCCAATTATGTGTATAATTTCACACATTAGGCACATAAAAAGAGAGCAACCCTAAGGCTACTCTCTCCCACTTTAAAAACTAAACTATGAAAAAATCCCTTTCGGGCGAACAAATATAAGTTTAATATTTGAATCTACAAAAATATTTCTTATCTGAACCCGAAAAAATCTTTTATAAAATTCGGATCTGTCGCTTTCGGCAAAACTTTAACGGTCTTATAGTAGTAGATATTCTTTGTACCCATTTTCTTCTCAACCTTATTCATCGCATCAAAGGCGTTTTCGGCATCCACCCTTGTACGCATCTTCTTTCCGTTAATCTCAAAAAATACTTCGTATTTCATTTTAAAATCTATTGTCATTAAGTAAGTATTTTCTTTCCGTAAATAATTTTATTCTCAAACTCAAAATCGCCTGAAGCGTCTTTTTGCCCTATTCCAAAACCATTTGTCCAATCGTTTTTAGGGTTATATGCCGGGTTTAAATTACACATACAGCCCAAAGTCCACGATCCAATCGGTTCGCCTTTAAGGTTCATTCTTATATCCCTTTGGGAAATATGCGAGTGTGCTGAAACAACATTTTGTTTTGCTTTATTTAATCGATTATAGGCTGCGTGAATACCTCCGCCCCCCTGGTATTCGTGCCCGTGAATACAACCAAGTTTCCCGTATTCAATTACTCTGTGCCCTTCGACAAATTGCGTGTTAGTTCCTTCGTAAAACAGATAATCATAATAACTCTCTAAACCCTGAATTTCCGGCATTTTAGCGGCCAGTCTTTGAATATGTAATTCCCTTCGTATGTCGTGGTTTCCTTTCTTTAGGACCACATAACCGAAAGTATCTTGCAAGAGCTTTAAAATATCTTGCCCCCATTCTCTCTCGTTTTCAAATTGTTGAACTATTGAAGGATTTTTGTCAAACTTGCTATCCCCGTAAAAGTCCATAAAGTCGCCTAAAATTATAACTGAATCGCACTTTTGTTTTATCCCGTCATTTATGGCTATCTCCAGGGCCTGGCGATTGTAAAACCTCGAATGTAAATCTGCGATAAAAAGAGTTGATTTATAGCCTTCCGGCATAATAAAAGGTGCTGAGTTCACTAATTCATGAACAGGCTCGGAAATAAGCGCAAATTTAGCCGCCAAAGCCTCTGATTTATTATTTACAGATACCCCTCCTTTTGCCCCAAGTGCCCTGCGGACATACTCACGGCAATCTTCTTGGTCCTTAAAAACATCAGGATATTCACTTAAAAGGACTGTCCCGATGAAGTTTTTTGAATAGCCTCGCTTGGTTCTTATTCCTATTTCAATGTACTTTTTAATTATCTCTCTTGCTAAATCAAGCTTCCCGTTATGTACTCCCGTCATACTTTAGAATTTAAATGAAACACCGGCAACAATGGCAGGGCCAAAATGGATTTGCTTATTGGAATACATAGCTCCATAGCCGGCCGTAACGCCGATTGTTATTCTTGCAGGCTTTTTATAGACAGTATTTGCGATAGTAGAATAGATTGTTTTTGGAAAAACTTTTATTGAATCTAAGTTAGGCTTGTACCCACTCACCCACGCCTGATATAATGAATCTTTTGCGTAGTATTTTTGAGTCTTAGGCACTACTTGGTACAATGTGTCGTTTATTCTTATAGTATCCTTAATTGGCACTAAAAGGGTATCTATGACCTTCTCGGAAAGATAAACCGGTTTGATGATTTTGATAGTATCTAATTTAATTATTATAGTCGTATCTCTAATAACTTTCCCTTCGTTGGATTTTAAGACTCGTATTCTATGTAAAGCGATGTTGAAAGCGATAATTAAAACTATGATAACGCCCAGCATTACTATATACCATTTGTATTTACTCATAATGTTTCCCTTAATTTTATATCTTGAAATCCTATCTTTGATGTCGGATCCTCGTACTGAAATTTATAACAGACATTTTGAATCCAATTGCCCCCGTGCGCGTATGAGAAGTGAAGGTGCGCCCCTGTTCCTAAACCTGTATTCCCCGAAAGAGCCAATAAAGAACCCTGTATAACTGCCTCACCCTGTCTCACCCTGAACTCCGAAAGGTGGCAAAAGCCGTATCTTTCGCCCGTGTAGTAATCTCTTAAAATGATTGTCTTTCCGCCCGTTTGGTGTGTGTAGACCTGCATCACTATCCCATTGCAAGGCGCGTAAACCGGTGTGCCGATTGAGCAGCCTATGTCCACTCCGTTATGAAATGATTTTTTCCCGGTTACTGGGTGGGTCCTGTACCCAAAATTAGACGTTATTCGTCCCTCGCAAACTTTCATTGTCTTCTATTTTTTCGCCTGTTTCCTCAACTTTCTTTTTTACCATATTTGAAATTGAGTTAAACACGCCCCATTTAGTAATCTGAAATCCATTTTTTGCTATCGAAAAAAGCAGAACCCCGGATATGAACCATCCTACAAATTTATAGGTCGAAATATAATCCTGCATAAAGACAGTATCCCAAATGTATGTAAGAATAATTAGAACTACTGATATTAACGCTCTTGGTGCTGTGTTGTGCCAAAATATTTTTGCATTAAAGCCCTCGCCCCTCAGCTTCTTTGCTGCCCAATAACCAAAAATGGCATCAAGCACGAAAAATAATAAAACCACATGAACAATATTTTTTACCGGAACTAAATAACCAACTATGTTTAATAGTATCCCCGTCAAGCACGCCCAAGCGTTTTCAATGGCATCCCTCAGCCAAGATAATGTCCTCATCATATGCCCTCAATCTAAAATTTAGTTAAATATAGCAATAAAAAAAGGGGCAAGTCATAAACTCACCCCTTTACAATTTATTTATTAACCTAATCTTTTAAGAAATTGGCAAGAATTGTCAGATAACCAAATTCAATATTGATGTCCTCGATTTTTTCCGTGTCAATCAGGAATAACTCAATGTCGTTTTCTTCTTCCATCGCCTTGTTGTACTCGATCATTAATTTGGCGTGGTCTTTTTGCTCTTTTTCGGTCAGCATCTCAATGCCGTCAATAAGGGTAAGAAGTTTTTTAGGCTCCTTTTTGTCTTTGATGTCAAGAACCTTATCCGCTTCATTCTCTTTATTGATTATTTCGTTTTGTACTTTGATAAGTTCAAAGGCCTTGTTTTCGAGTTCTACCAACTTAGGATTGATGCTCTTGTTAATCAATTCAACCGCTTTTTCAAGTCGTTTGATATTCCGGTTCAAAGCATAATTCAAAGTGAAGTTCGTGATTTTATTATCGGCACAATACCCGATTAAAATTTGTGTGTCTCTGTAAAGTTTGTTTACCTCTGCGTGTTTCATAGACTAATTTTTAAATGATTAATTAAAATGTCGTTCAAATATAACTAAATTTTTTAAATAACAAAAGAAAGGGGGAAATTAATCCCCCTTATCTTACTTGTAAATCGGTTTTGTAGGGTCTTGGTAGTTTTCGTCCTCCTTGCCGCCCTGTCCGCCCTTGGTGTCTTTCTTTGGATTCTTAAAATAGAGTAACAGCCCTATTGCGATTACTACTGCGAAAATGATTAATGCTGTCATTGCTTTTAATGTTAAATGATTTCTATAAAACTAAATTTATCGTATGGTATTGTAACGTTACTTAAAGATGCGTAAAAGGACGTATCAAATTGAACATTCGGCTCGATATAAATAGAACCTACAGGAACATCTTCGTTTACCGATGGCGTAACAGCGTTTGTCCGTCTCAAATAAATTTCTGCATATCTTCCTACTCCTGTCCCCATTCCCGTAATACGTACATTTGCTCCAATCCCATTTACGCCAGTTCCAATCGCTATGACATTAAGATATTCAGAACCATCCGTAATAAATCCCGTTGCGGCAGTATCCTCTACCAAAGCAAAAGCAAAGTTTTTATAAAGTCTTGGCATACCCGTTGGCAAACCCTCTGAGTCCTGTCCTGTGGCTATATCGTATTTAGTAAACTCTCCCGCATAAGTAAATACCCTATTAGGATTAGCGGGGTCAAGCCCTTTATAATACCCGTCTGCTATCTCTGTATTCATTAAATCAGAAGTAAATCCTTCAATTCCCAAAGACTGCGAAGAGGTGTTTAAATCGGCTATAAGTGCTTCATCGGGTTGAGTCATAAATATCTCCGTTGAGGTTCCTGTGGTATCGTTTATATTGGTTACTTTCAGAGCCAAGAGGTGCGAAATCTTATCTCCCAAAGCGTGTGAGTAAATGGTTTCGCTTATCCTTTCGCCTTCTTCATTGGTTGCAAAGGCTCTTAGGTAAATAGTATCGCCTTGACTTGCCCCGAAATCCTGTTGCCGTACTTCGTAAGTTCCAAATGTCTTAGGGGCCAAACTGATTAGCTGTGTCAATCCCCGTGTCCAAGCACCTGAATTTATTTTAAAGTCATAGCCTACTCTTGTCGTATTGGCGTAAAATGCACTTCGGGCTAAAATCCTTACCGAATACATATTTGCCCACCAAACTTGATTAGCGTGGTCTTGTACTACGTCAGAGACGGGCTTTCTATTTAGCCCCCCGTCATTCAAAAGTTCAGCGTCTGCGTGAGCCGTTGTTGGTACTCTTACGCCTGAAAATCGCTCTGTCTTGTGATACAATCCATTTCCCGAAGTGCGGGAATAACAGAATCCGATAAACCCGTTTTCAGTCGTGCCTTTCGGAACGCAAAGAAAGCCATCTACCTTGAAAATAGATTTTATCTTCGCATTGGCTGCCGACCAATCCGCTGCCGTTGGTGGTATGTCTGCGGCGTTAAAGTACCCGTCCCCCCAAGTGTCTCCGCTTTGAGCCGTTGTGTTTTGAAGGAATTTTGCTATGTACAAATCAATGTCCACAGGTGTTGTTCCGCCTTTTCTTCTTCTTGTCATATAGTCTTTATAGACTGTGCTTGGTGCTGCCATATTTTTTATTTAATTATTCAACAATGTAAAAATAATATTCCCCACTTGTAGGTGAGGTAGGTGCTACTTTTGGAATCCGCAAATTGGTGTTTATGTTTTCGAGCATTGTTAAATTTCCAACGACTGTACTTGCTCCATTAAAATAGGTCGTTCCATTTACCGAAAATGCTTCTGTTCTATTAGTGTAACCAATCATTACGCTTCCACCTATCGGATTTAATGCTATTTTTCGAACATCATTGCCTGGTTGTATAGCTTGTATCCAAGCATAGTTTCCATCATTAATTCCAAAGACAAATTTATTGTCCGTATTAGCTCCCGCTCCTGTTGTTATCTGAAATATACCCTGCTGAGCGTTGTCCGCACTTGCTCCCACTATATGAAAAATTCCAAGTGGAGATGTAGCCCCTATCGCTACTTTTGTTCCATCGGTATAAATCGGGCTATCTCCTATTGCGGAAGCACCCATAAATTTTGGTAAATACCCGCTTGTTCCCGTTCCTGTTACGGGATTAGTAAGAGCAGTTTGAAAATATGAAGTATCGTGCCCGTCTAATAGGTCTGAATCCGCAGCCTTGCCGTTTGCAGCAAGAAAGTCCGTAGTTGCCGCAGCCGCAGCCGTTCCAAAAGTCCTGCCCTCTAAAACCGTTCCCGCAGTTGTGCCAAAGTTTTTATTAAATGCCGTATTCTTTGAAAATGCTGGTTCCTTTCCGTTAAATGTACTCCAATCAGTTGAGGATAACGCCCCGTTTGCAGACGCAGAAGCCAAACCTAACGAAAGAACTTGTGTACTTAAAGAAAGTCCATTTTGATTAGTGCCCAAAGTTACGGGATTATGTACTGAAATTACGCCCTCCGTGATAGTTACATTTGTGCCAATTTTTACACCCCCTAAAATCGCATCTGTGGCAGTCGGTAAGGAGTAGTTGTTTGCATTTGCCGCTATTCCCGCTAACTTTGAACTCTCGGTTGCAGTCATTAATTGCAAATTGGTGTCAAACTTGATGTAAAATGTTCCACCCTCACCAGTAATCTGTTTTGATGTTCCAAAGGCAGTATTATCCAAACTAACTTGTATTCCCGACGTTCCTGCCGTGTTAAGGGTTATTGCAGTTACACTACCTGCACCGCTTGGCACTTCTCCTACAAACCCGCTTTCTGTTGTGTAAATGCCTACCTCGCCACTTGCAAGAGTTGCAGAAGTCGGAAGTACCAAAGTAGAAAAAGAACCTTTTAGCCCTACTACGCTACCCGAAAACTCAGCACTCTTATCTCCCCTTAAAATCAAAACATCAACAGGCGGGTTATTCGCAGTTGTTCCTTCGTAAATGCGAAATTTCATTTGATTAGAAGCTGCTGCCCCTGCCGTAACTGTCGCATCTATTCCTATCCACCTATTTATGTTTGCCCCGCCACCCTCTAAGTCTGATATTGTTCCGTATTTTATGATATTATCAAAAGTGCCATCAAAACCCGTTGCGGTTCTCTTTTCGATATTTGCCCTAACCCCAAATAATCCTGTTAAAGTTCCCCCGCCCAAAGCCAATGCCCCCACATCTGCCGCAGTTGTTCCGTGAGGATTGCCCGTAATTATTTGGCTATGGTCGTAGGCCGTCTTCCCTCTGTCGCCCCTGTAAGCCGTTGCGGAAGTTTCGCCAAGTGCTATCCCTGCATACATTTGCACATAAACAGAGCCACCCCAACGCCAAGTTTTATTATCGTCTTTGGTTACATAAATCTTACCTGCTTCGCCCGTTACTGGCAAGGCTGCAAAATTATCTACCTCTATTATGTCGTCAATATAAGAGGGAAGCTGCGTATTTTTAACAAACCCGTTTTCGTCTAACTCGGCAAGTCCATTTGCAGAGCCTTTTAGACTAGCATCTAATTTACTTGCAAATTGTGTAGTAGTAGGCAAGAAGTACCCCGAAGCAAAAGTAACCCCGAAAGTACCCGATTCTGTGATAGGTGAACCACTAACGGAAAATCCCGTTGGCATAGAAAGTCCAATCGAAGTAACCGAACCTGCACCGCCCGGAGTTTCACCCGAAAAGCCCGATTCTAAGGCGTACAATCCAATTTCTCCGCTTGAAAGAGTCGAAGGTACCTGCGGAATTAAAAGCGTTGTAGCAGTTAATTTTGATGTAGAAAAAGGCTTTAATATATCCCCTGCAACAAGTGCGTATTTCGCATCACTCTCACTCTTTGTATAAGCATCTATTAACAAATCGAGTAAAGCAACTTTCCGAGCGGACGCCAGCCCTACTTTGTCTATAACCACATATGCACCTCCTTGTTCGGCTTCTGTTGCGGTGTCTAAAGAGTAAATTCTCGTTGCATTTCCCGCTGCCGACCACTGTAAGAATGTTCTATCGCCACTTCCTAAAGAAGTACCACCGCCGCCGTCAATCGCTGCCTCGACAAAAGTAAAATCTTCGGTTTCGTAAGCCTCAACTTCTACCAATTCTACCTGCATAACCTCGTTTGCGAAGTCCAAAGAGCCAAAGTTAAGCGCATAAAGTTTGCCATTTGCCGTAAATGTTTTTCCAAAGGAAGGAAGGGCCGCGTAATTTGTGGAGTTAATTATTTGCCCGGAAAGTTTTTCCCTTTGGACCTTGTAAATATTTACTATTTCTCTGCCAATTAACTCGCTTAGGTGATATTCAGTTCCGGCAGTCCTAAAAAAGTTACCCAAAGCCTTATAGTAATTTGCTCCGTTTGAGTAAATTCCGCCTTGCATTGTTGCGCTATCGCCAACCCCGGAAGGAACTTGACCTAAGTTTAGATTAACATCTAAAGAAACATTGTGATTTGCACTAATTATCGCCTGACTATCCAAACCCCCAATTTCGGCAGCCGGGTACTTAATTGTAATGTCTTTTATTAAAATCGGATAGGTAAGAGGGATGTTGTTTTTTATGTCCTGAGGCACAACTGATGGATATTCCTGCACAAATTGCCCTACTATTTCGTAAGGATAAAACGCTATCTGTAAAACACCATCTTCCGGGATAGTTTGAATATTAAAAGTAATTTCTTCGTCTCTTGCGTTATAGTCTTTGAATATAGGCACTCCCCCATCGCTTCCACCCGAAGGCAAAAGAAAGGTTAAGTAGGTGCCAACAGAGGGAGTTGTATCGGTGAACTCTTCCCATTGTTCCCGCATTACATAAGTCTTTGTTGCACTAACTAAGAAGATATTATACCTTAATTTAATTCGGTAGTGCGCACCTGACCAGTAAATAGAAGTGCGCTCATCTGCCAAAAACATAAAAAACAAATCTTTCCAAATGGCTTTTCCTTCAACAACCGAAGGATATTTGACCAAATTAGAAACTTTCATTCTTATTTCTACATTACTCTCTGTAACGGGCATTATCTGTGAGTAAGAAATTGGCTGCCGATAAGTGGTGAGCGTGTATAAATCTCCGGTAATCATAATTGTGCTCGGCAGTTCGTTCCATTCATTAGGATTAATCATTCCCTGCGTGCCTGCCAAACCGCCCCAAACTGTCTGCCCTAACGACGGATCATAATAATTAATATTATATGTTTCCGGTTGTAAAATGTATTGATTGGTAGGCTGAACAACTGCCCGGACTGCCCTTAAATCGTAATCCTCAGCGTTCATCACTCCATCATAGGAGTTGTCTATACTTCCGTAATTTTGACTTATTTTAATGTCTTTAACCGCAGGAATTATCTCTTTATTTCCGGATTTATTTATAAATTGAAAAGATTGTGTCGCTAAAGTAGTGCCTAAGCTCGCAATATCCCCAATGTCGTAAACCGCATATTTTGCGCCTCCAATAAATCGCATCTGTAAACCGCAATCGTGCAAAATTTCCTCTACTGCATCCGCCCAAGTGCCTCCGATGTATTTATCTGCCCTGATATATCCATCTAAAATATTTGTTGCTCCTGATGTCTTCGATTGTCTGTATTCAAGCGTATTTCCAAAAGAAATTAAGGTCATTGCTTCGTTTAAAAGGGTGCGCATTGTTGCTCTTGCCCCGGCTCTTTCGTAGCGGAAAGAAGCCAACATACCGAGATTATCCCTTGCCGTCAAAATGATGTCGCTCTTGTAACTTAATGCCTGAGAAAAACTGTCGGGAGTTAAAAACCCATACCAATAATCAGCCCCGGCAACCTTAATTACCACCTTGTACTTTGTTGCATCAGGAGTGAAAAGCGTATCGTAGTCAATCTGCCCGGTGTCTTTTATTACTATTGTAGCATTAGTCTTAATCAAAGGAGTCTCTACTTTGCCCCCTGAATTATCCAATGAAATAGTAAAAGGCGGCACTCCCATAGCCTCAATTTCCGCACTCGCCCCCACATAATCCTTCTCCCAAATCTCTAAGCGCATAGTTCTGCCGCCTACACTAATCGTTTCTTTATATAGATATAATCCGTAACTCATCGTGCTTTATTTTGTTGGTATTTTTGACTTGATAAATAAATATCTTGACCTTTTAAAACTCCAAATATCTCTACCGGGCCGCTATTGACGGCTGCTATTGTAGGCGTCGCACCTCCATTGTAAGAATAAGGGTCTGATTTTTGGTTTCCTCCAAATCCTGAACCTATTGAACCAATCGCTGCCGAAGCCGCAGTACCCAAAGCAATCAATGCCGCACCTGCTGCTATCGCCCCCCACGGGCCACCTGCCGAGCCTATCGCCTTAGCCGCTAATGCAGCCGCACCCGTTGCCACCATTACCTCCCCGATTTGGGTAGCCATATCCGCAAATGGCATCAAAATAGCCTTTGTCATATCCGAAGCGTCAATCTTTTCGCCCGAAGCGATTGCGTCCATTATAACCCTCATAGAATCGGAAATAGAACTCGCCACTGTACGCCCGAAATTGGCTGCTATATCTGCACTTCTTAAAACTTCCGCATCAAATTCATCATTGTACGCCTTTAATCCGGTAGGGTCATTAGTCTTTGGAGCTGCCGTCTGTATTCCCGGTTGAGTTAATGGTTGAATGGTTGGCTGCCCTTTTGCGTCTACCTTTGAACTATCAACGGGTCTAATTGGAAGCTGGTCATTCTCTGCCCTGATAGCCTCTATCATCGAAAGATAATCGGCAGCCGCCTGAGTTGTGGTTTTCCACCTCTCAACCAAAGTTTCCAAACCTTTCTTTTCCTCTACAAGTGCCTGTAAAGTAGTTTGGTCTGTTGTTGCAAGTATCTTTTTTTCTATCTCGGAAATTAAATATTGATACCTTTTTATTGTGCCGTCAATACCCATTTGCTCGGCCTTAGCTGCCTCCTCCGTTGCTGCCGCTGCTTTGGCCGCCTCTGCCGCTTCTGCCTTGTCAAGTTCGGTTTGTTGCTCTGTGGCAGCCGCCTTCGCTTTATAGTTTTCCAAAGCCGCAACAAAACTCGCTTCCTCTGACGAATATCTGCGAAGTCCTAAATCAAATAGTGCCTTATCAGCATCTGCAACACTATTTATCCCCTTCATTTTCTCGGCAGTCAATTTAGCATCGTCCTCAATCGCTTTTTTCTTTCTCTCTGCCTCTGCGTTGGCCGCCTTAACTGCGTTGTCATTCGCCCAACTAAAAAATGTAGCATATATCTTTGTGGCCGTCCATACTTCGTCCGAAGCCCAAAGATTTTTCATACTTGTCAAATAGGAGTTTAAAGACTTTGCAAAACCCTTTGTTTTTTCGGTTGCAGAGCCTATATTTTCCATTATATCACCTATGGTATTACCTAATTGAACCCAAGCCCCTGCCGCCGTATCTGCGGCTGCTTTTGCTGCTCCTCCAAACTTACCTTCTAAGGCTGCTAATATTGATAGTTGCGCTTCGTGCGTCTTGCCTTCTGCAACTAACTTTTTAATATCTTCAATTTGAGCCAAAGAAAATGCACGGGTTGAGCGATTAAGCAACTGAATCCCTTCTGCCGGTCTTTCCAATGCTTTTGCTAATTGGTACACATTGCTCTGTAAATCGCCTCCAATAACCGTACTCATATCCATTGCAGCAGTAACTACACCTTTGAAAACATCGCCGTTAATGCCCTTAAAAGAGGCTAAAACTGCCATAGCCGCAATAGTTGCATCATCTTCAAATTTGGTTACTTTTTGTAAGTCTGCTGCAAAGTTCTGCATCTGTTCCGATGTCAGCCCCGCAGCCCCGCCCGTAGATTTTAAGACGGATTCTAATTTGGATAATGCTAAGGCACTTTCATTATAAGCCGCTACACTCGCTTTTGCAAAATTAATTACGGCCGTAACAGAAAAAGCAGCCGCCATCATACCCCCTATTTTCTTTAGAGAGTTCTGAAATCCACTCGCTGACTTCTCGCTGTCCTTAAATCCTTTGTCGAGTTCTGAGTTATCCAAACCCAATTTAACCCAAATTTTCCCTAATAAACCCATCGCCTCACTGTATTAACCCAATGTTTATTAATGCCTGTATGTCTTCATCGCTCACCTCAACCCTTACGAATTCTCTTTCGTCGGAAGGTAACTTCATCAAATCCTGCGGTCTTTTTACTTTGCTTCCCGCTACCCTTGCCGCTACAAATGTCTGCCACCTGGTCCGTTCCCAGTCTTCTGTTTTCTTTTTTTCGTATGCCTTTAATCTTAAAAGGTATTCCTTAAAAGTTACTTCGGCCGCTTGTCTTTCTGTAAGCCCTTGCCCAACCAAAAACGCTTGAATCGGCTCGTAATCCCCGATAAGACTGACTTTTTTTTTATTTCTTCTTCTTTTTGTACCTTTTTTGCTGCCTGTTCAATAGTTTCCCCTTGTAAGCAGTAGAACCCGTCTAAAATCATTTGGGTACATTCTTTCGGGTGTAAAGTAGCCCATATCTCAATATCTACTAAAGTCAAATCAAACTCCTTAATTTCGGGGTGGTCAAACTTCTGTATCTGATAGTAATTTACTGCCGCAGCATAAATCAGTTTGCAATAAGCGGCCCTAATCTGTAAGATGTCCGAATTTGAATCTACCTCGATGGTCCAGTTTCTTTCTTTGCAGATAGTATAAAGAGAGGGCGTAAATAAAACCGCCCTCCTTTCTCCCGCTACCTCAATGTACATTAAAGGGTTTACCATATTACGCTCCTGTTGTGGTTGTGGTTGTTCTTCCTAATACGCCTGAACCTTTGAAAGTAATATCCTTAGTTACTACGGCGTCTTTGTCCGAGTTTTCGTCTACATTGGTTACATAAGCAGTACCGACTTTTCCAAGAGCCACGCCTCCGATGATAGTTCCGTAGAATACATTTACAATAGTTCCTGCTACCAAAGCGTCCCAAAGAAGCTCTTGCTGACCATTGGCTGTATCGTTGCTTACAAAAGAAGCCGAACAACTCCAATTCTTATTACCCATTATGATTTCGTCCCAAGCAGAATCTTTGCTCGAAATATCAATCTCAACCCCGTTTGTGGTCATTGAACTTGAAAGTTCGCCACCTATTGCAGTATGGGCTCCTGCCACACTTACATACAATTTTTTGTTGTTTCCTGATGTTGCCATAATTATATTTGTGTTAATTATTTACTTTACTTTCTTGTTTATTTTTAAAAGGGAAGACGGGCGGCGATAACAACTCGCTGATTGTGGTTTAATGAGTTTTCACACTTCCTCTTGTCATTTAAGTATCTTCCCTTATCGTAATATTTTAAATTTGTGTTAATTTTAATCTTACTCTTTGAGACTGCCTCCAAATGTGAAAGTCAGTCTCTGATATTTCTTCAAACCCTGAGCATATTTCCCATATCCAAATATCAATTTTAAAGTGTGATATTGTGAAGGTTTCTGAAAAATAACCCTTGATATTTTCTATCATATCTAAGGAAGGCCCCGGACTTGTCGAATTAGTTATTGCTTCCATTATGAAGGTGCAATCCCACATTGTTTGACCCTTTTCCCCTGAAGGAGTGGTATCAAATGAATAAACCTCAAAACGAGGGTAAACAGTTCCTACAAGTGAGTAGCCTAATTGCACCAACTTTGCATTAACTGCTTGTAAAACATATTTTGAAGGTTCGTAAATCATATTACTTTCTTTATTGCGTCCCCAATTACTTTCATCATATCGGCCTCATTTTTCCTAAATGCAGGGAATAAAAACGGCCTTGCTTTTGTTCCCTTTTTTGCTATACTCTTGGCTATTGCCCAAGCCAAAGATGTTGCTGCTTTGTAAAAATCTGCTCCTCTCTTTCGTCTTCCTCCTGCTGCCGTTGTGGTGTCGGATAAACCTTTTTTCTTTATCCATTCCAAAATTGGTTTAATCGGTGGCATTCCCCCTGCCTTTCTGCCGAACTCCACCCAATAAGCGTGATTTGCTTCGGCTGCCACATCAATAGAAAGGTCTTTTTGTGGTCTTATAAATATGGAGTTAATCAATTGGCCTGTCGAAATACTCTTAGCTTCTTTTAGCCCCTTTTGTGCGTCTGCTTTGACCTCCATCGCAACTTTGTTCAGTCCCTCTTGTGCCATTTGGTTTATCTCTTTCGCCTTGCCCTTAAACATCTTGTTCATTCGGGTAAGTTCCGAGTTTGGGAGTTCTAAATGAGTGCCTTTCATTATCCCGCAGTAGTTGTTGTTGTAGTAGTCAAAACCTTAAATGAGCCTTCAATAACTAAGAATTTCCCCCTGTCTCTTTCGTCATAACCCTTAACTTCGTCGCTCGGAAGCACGGAACGGGGTAAAATCTCATAGCCTAACCAAATGATTTTAGCTATTTCGGTAGTGCCTGGGGTTCGTATTTCCACTTGAACCGGATTAGTAACGCCAACCTCTTGATAATACATAGCCCGCGAACCCGTGAGAACCTTAACAGCAGCCGGAACCACTCCCAAAGAGACAAAGGAAGTAACAGGCATAGAGTATGAGTCTAATACCTGCACCGCCTTAAATAGCTCTACTGTGTGTTTATAGTCTCTCCCTCGTATCATCGTGGTATCTTTTGCAAAATTTCCTCAATAACCGCCTTGTCTTGCCCGTCATAAATAGCACAGGCCAATTCTAAGACTATTTGTTTTAGTTCTTCATTTGTCGAAGCTGCCGTAACATAGGTAATCACAACTTGTTCGTTATCTAATAAAGCCACTTTAGTTTTATCATTACTCAAAATGTAATTTACAGGAGTTCCGTATTCATATTCAATAACAGAAGTAACTGAAGTAACCGGAAGCAAGAATAATGGCTCAGAAGTCGAAAGGCGTTCAGAATAGAGTTTTAGAGTATTGACAGCCAAAGAGACATTAGAAACATCTTCAACCTTCGAAATGGCCGCATTTAAAATTCTTTGTATCTGCGTGTCCTCTGTCGTTGTGGTTATATTCCCGAATGCCTTTACTTCGGCTATCGTTACTACGGCTCCCGTTCTGCTTGTCCTTTCGATTCTCATTTCCAATATCCGTTTTTAACCATATACTCTAAAAACCTTGCATCGGGATTGGTTATAATGGTTCCTACTTCTATCCCGTCATAAGCCTTTATTACCTCCACCCCAACTTTAGGGGCTTTGTTTTCTATCGGCTCCATCTCCGCCTTATTTTCGTAAAGCGGAGTTTCGGCCTTCTTTTCAATTTTCTTCATTACTAACCAGCAGTAGTTGTAGTGGTAGTAGTTGTAGTAGTAATTCCGTAAGTTACAACAGGGTTTGCAATAGTGTTAGTGATTAACACATTTGAAACGGCTGCACCGGCTGAAATAGCTGCAATAGAAGTTGTAGTGTTGGCTACAAATATGTTTGCGAGTTTATCAGTTGTCGGAACAACTACCTGACCTTTCCAACGCATATGGAGAGTATAACCATCGGTTCCGGCGTTTCTTTCAAGTTCTGTTTCAAGAGCTGCTTTTTGATGCAGTTGTAAAACCTTTCTTGTTACCATAAGCATTTCGGTTGCCCCAATAGTGGCATCTTCCAAAATAGTAACCCCATGAACCAAAAGTGAACCGTCGGCCAAAACATTGATGTAGTTCGCCCCCTTGTCTTTCAGCAGACGAATCTTTGAAACCTCGGAAGGATACAGATAAACTGCATCAGGGATATAGTTACCCTTGCCCTGAATCATTACCTGAGTTCTTGCAGCAAGGATAAGGTCTGTAATGTTAGCATCCTGAACAGATAATGCCATTCCGGCAGTAGTAGCATTAAACGCTGTCGAACCCTGTGTTTTCAGACCGTAAATTTTCTTTGTGTATGCTCCACCATCAGCACCAGCACCAGAATAGATAAGAGAGTTTACCTTTGATAGGATAGCCTCAATTCCTTTGCCTCTTGCCCAATTAACGAAATATGACATTTCGGTTGTAGTCTCGCTTGAGAATTTAAGCATAGAACCTATTTTTGCAAGCTCTCTGTATTTCTCTTCGATTGTTGCGCCGTCTCCGGTTGTTACGGCAGTCAGTTCCTCAACATAGTCTGCATTATCAAAATACACACCGTCAAACCACATAGCACGGTTCTTGTCGGCCGGAACAGTAACCACCTGCATATTTGTAATGAATTTATTAGGCTCATACAAAGCCCCTGAAATTCCACCTCCGTAGGTTCTGCTTACCGGATTAGTTGCCCCGGAAGTAATTACGCTTGTTGGGTCGTCTTTTACCTCGATTAAAAATGTTTGTGATTTGGCTCTCTTGCCACTCATTACTTCTTCAAGTTGAGTTTTAAATTCGGCTCCCTCATACACCGCTTTCAGTGCGTCTACAAATGTCTCCTGCTTTTCCATTTTTGTTTCTGCCATTTTTTTGTTCAAATCGTTAATCCCCTCATTCAACTTCACAACATCTTCCTGCATTTTTTTGATTTCGCCCTCTGTTGTCTCGCCCTTTGTTTGCGCCTCGCCCAACTTTTTAGTTGCTTCGGCCAAATCCTCAGTTGCCTTTTTGTATTCCGCTCTCATAGTATCGAGTTCGGCCTTCATTTCGGCTGCTTTTTCCTCAATTGTTTTCTCTGCCATCTTAATAGATTTTTAAAAATTGTTTAATAGTTCGTATGTTAATTTCGCCTTCAATTTCGCTTTTGAGTTTAATAAGTTCCTCATCTTTCATTTCCTCAATAGGTTGTTTCTCTGCCTTTATCTCTGTTGCTTGTATGGTAGCTAACTGATTAGCTGCTCTCGAAACAAAAGAAATTTCATATAATTTAACCTCTTTCAAAAGTCGCACATTCCTTACTTCGTCCACTTCCCAAACTATAGACTGATACCCGATTGATATTTCGTTTATTGCATCATCTTCAATCAAAATAGACAAGTCTTTGCCCATAGTGGTATTGGAGATTTTAGCCTTAAACCATAAGCCCTTTTCGTCTTCCTTCATCTCCACTATCTTGCCGACAATATCTTCCATATCGTGCTGCAAACAGAGCTTTATTCTCTTGCCCTCTTTCCCTGCAATAGTCTTTGTAAATGCACCCGCTACAATTATGTCATTGTAACTATCCTCGTTTCCAAATACTGCCGCATAGCCCTCAACAAACAAATTCTTGCCGTCAGGTACTGCTTTCGCCTCAAATATCTGCGCTTTATATTCCATATCTCTAAATTTTGCCTAAATATATTTGTTTTAACCTTTCCTTTTCGGGTTTTTCAAGCAATACAATTTATTTTTAAAGCTATTTTGGACTCATAAACACAGTACAGGCGCAATTGATAATATTCCCCGCACTTGCACCCATTGAATCATCGCGAGGGTACATCATTTTCTCCCCATCAACTTCAAATGGTTCATCTTCATCAATCGTAACTCCGTCCATTTCTGCGTGAGCCGGGCGGGTGTTGTTTCCCGATATTACCCAAGTTTTAGTGTAAGGAATACCCAATGCTTTTATGCTTTCGTCTTGTGCCACACTAAGAGCCGTAAGACTTTCGGTTTGCACTATCCGCCTTATCTCCCACTCTTGCACACCCTCGTAGACATTCATTATGTTGCCTGAAAGTTGTTGTGTGAGCTGCTCGATGCTCATAGTTTGGTCTTTTATCGCTTCTTTTAAAGCACCGGAAAACCAATCTTTAAATCCCTTTGAAATGATCTTTACCTTTCGCCCTGCGTTCTTGTTTATCCACCCATTTAAGGCTTCGTGCCACATATCCGTATCTGATTTTCGTGAAAGAAAATTATTGACCGTTGTACGAGCTGCGGGCATACCTACCCCGATAAACATATTTTCGTACCAGCTTCTTAAATACTTTTCGTTTATCTTTGCAGGTAGTTTTGTTGGCCAGTCTTTAGGGTCGTAACTATCTGCCATTCCCAAAACCCTTGCCAACTCTTTACGCCTTGCCGCTGCCAATTTGGGTGCGTAAGTGCGTCCAATCCTTAGTGATTGAAGCCTTAGATATTTGGCCATTTGGCGTTGTTGGTTAGTTATGCGCATACTTTACCATATTCAAGTAATTATCTACTATCTTTAAAAACTTATCTATCTCCGTAATGTCTGTTTCACACTCTGAAATAAAAGGATTTCCAAGCAAATTTTCCCTTCGCTTATAAATCTCATACTTTTCATATTCCTCAATAGTCATATTCATTTATGCATAGCTTATGATTGTAAAAAACTTGTTTCCTTTTGATTCATCTCTGGCAATATGCAGATATTCCAAATTCCCCAAACAAAGCAGGTGCAATTTCAGACTGATAGCCGCCCTTAAGTCTTCGAGGCTA